TACCTTCTCAGCAGTCGATAAGGCACTGATGATATTTGCCGCCCGGGCTTCTGGATCCTCGTGATGAGCCTCTTCTTTTTCTGTGGACTCTGTGTCAGCGGCTTCCTTAATCGGTCTCAAATCAAAAGTTTCTTCTAATTTTCTTGTCATACTAGTATTTATCTACTAAGTTTATGGTCTGCGATAAATCTCATTTTCGTTAATGATGCGGAATACCAAACCATGCTTCTTACACCACGACCCTGCTGCTTTCCATTTGGCGAGGTTAATCGCAAGACTGATCTTATCGTACTTTGACTTTGCTTCCGTAACGATGGTCTGAGAACGAGGCTTCACTTCTACTAACTCTTGGCGGCGCTTCCCGTTCTTATCTTCGAATATGACTAGGAAGTCAGGAACATACATAGACCCTTTTCCTGTGATAGGATTACGATAAGGTATCTTAATGCTCTCGCTGGCCCATGCTATTACATCTGGGTGACTATCAAATTTTCTCATTGCTGTAAGTTCCCAGGATGACCTATAGATGATAGGGTACTTACCTGTATACTTGCTAGGGTTTTTTGGCACAAACTCGCCTTTTAGAGTGTTCTTTGCGCTCATGGTATTAGGTATCGTGCGCGGAAGCTTTGTGAATTATTTGTTGGTTGAGAGCGTGCTAGACTACTGGTATTGTTACGAAGCTGATTGATATACTTATATGCTTCAGCCGTTACCATTTTAATATCAACATCGTTTGTATTATCTAGTAGCTGCATCACTGTCATATTTTGTATTTTTGCAACATCGAGAAAAACTAATGCCATTGCTTTTGCTGCTAGAGGGGCTACTCCGCGCCTCTCTAAATGGGCAACCGCTATTTGATAATGAGAGGAATTGATTGTTGCTTCTTCCACTCGGTCTGACGATAAGCGCACATTTGCTGGGCTTGTAGACTTCTCATTCCCGTTACCATCCACGACCACATTTCCTATAGAAGAGGAAATGGTCGATGCGAATACTTCGGCGCCGAAGAATTTGACAAGGTTTGTGCTTGTTCTATTCATGCTTATGGCCCTTCTTCTTCGGGTGGTTCTTCTTCGCCTTTCTTAAAGATGTCCGCGACGCCTTCTGTCACTGCTCTACGGCTTGTTCCGATAATATCCCGGCCTGCCGCGTTAATGCCTGTCTTAACAGCCTTAACTGGATCAGGGTCCAAAGAGATTTTGCCGCCGAAAATAGATGTCGAGACTGCCGAGCCAATTGCGTCGGGGATGCTGTCAACTACGCCCTGTACGGTTCCGCCTAATCTCATGCCGACACGACTAGCCAATCTTCCGAAGATGCCCGACTTTCCTTCTGCGTCTTCTTGATTCGGTAAAGTAGAAGCCGGTGCTGCTGGAAACTGGGCTTGCGTTTCTATGGATCTGCCTTGAACATCATTTCTGATGGTAATAAGATTTGCCATTTCCCAAAAGTCGCCGCGCTCGTACCTTTCTATTTCTTCGTCATTCAAATCTTCATTTACATTAGAGTATAGTGCGGTCTCATATTCGAATGTCATTTGTAGTTCGACTAAATCGGCAGACGCTGCATAGTCAAGTGTATCGTGTTTGAATGCCGAAATTCTAGGACGGACTAAGCGAACGCGAGAAAATTCTCCGCCGTGGACTTGGTAAATGTCAATGGCATCAAATAGGTATTTTTGATTGAATACGCGCTGAATGTTATAACCAAAGTTGTCGCGGAATTCTGCCGTACGGATAGTATCAGTAAACTGTTCGGGTCGTTGCGTCCTTGAGTCTTGAAGTTTCTCAGGAGCCACACCATCTCGAAAATAATACTCATAATACATTTCCCACAGTCGAAGAGTTTTACCATCTACTGTATCATGAAATGTAATGTTTATAGGATCATACTGAATCTTTGTCTGAGATACTATTTTACGATTATATTGATTAAGAATTTCCGTATCAATTTTCATCGAAGGCATCTCTGCGGTCTTAACCATTGCAGAAATAAATTTCTGATCCGGACGATCAAGAAAATTCGCTACGTGGTCCATCACATAGCGATCTGTATTAAATCGAAAGACAACAAAGAATTGAAACTTTTGACGAGGCGTACCGTGTCCCAGGTACGCCTTGTTTAGTCCAAAGTTCTCTGCGGCATGGCGAGAGTCGCGTAAGTGTACACGCTGCTCTGCCAAATTACCAGCAATCCCCTTAAAGGTCTTAGCCATGCTAGACCCTCACTTAGCCTATCGAAGTTCCGCCAGTGAATCCATCCAATAAGTTAGGGAACGGATCGCCGCCGACGGTTGAACCATCGTTCGTGTTTGGTCCGCTTAGTAGTGTTGCATTGTCAAAGCGAATTGTCATTGTAATTCTCATAAACTCTGCACCACTCTCGTAGTTATATGTTCCTTCATCAGTGCTCTGAATAAAGCAACCATCCAACTGCCAGCTTTCCATTTCTTCTGCGGTTGTTCCATCTAAAGTATGAATCTGCATACTAAACTTATAGTTTGTTCCAGCGACAGGACCAATTTGCTCAAGATGATTCAATTGTTTCTGAATCTGAGAGTGTACAGCGGATGTTACTGCATTGGTGATGTCATCTCTTACCTCGAGATTAATCGTCTGCCACTCATGCTTGCCTGCTAGATATGCACGTGAGTTATACGAGTGTACCGTAATCTCTTCGTGTGATACCTTTGGTCGATCTACAGACTGAACATTCGAAGTAAGCTCTCGAAGAAAGTTGTTTGTGCCGAAATTCTGAAAGACAACGCGGAAACGATATGCTAGTTTTGGTTGTAGCATACCTTGCTTTACGCCATCAATAGGCACACCAAATTTATCTAATGCCATTTTTTATTCTCCTAAAAAGAAGCTTGTTCAATAGTTATTTATCATCTTTGTATGATTTTTTAGATCGCAAAAAATAAAAGCGGCAATTTGCCGCTTTTATTTTCTTATTTTATTATAAGATTAGGCAGTTAGATCTGCACCTGTGTTCTGAATACGAATTGGGATATAGATAAACTCAACTGCCTTAATTGGCTGAATTGCGATATCTACCCACAGCTCGTTTCTATCAACTCTTGCTGGTGTGTTGTTTGTATCATCACACACAACAAGGAAGTCAAACAATGCGCGAAGGGTAATCAGCTCTGCTAAGAATGAATCAAATGCATTCTTTACGGCATCGCGTGTTACGCTATCGTTTGGTTCGAATAGGAACGGCTGTGCAATTCTATCAGCTTGATAACGCAAGTAGTTCACCAACCTAGCAACATTGACACGATCTAGTGCCGATTCTACTGGATTGCGTGTCTTCTGACCATACACAACAAGTCCGCGTCCCGGAATGAACGAGATTGGATTTACATTGTTGAGGTACAACACATCGCGCTGCCCTTCGTTCAGCGTTACTGGGACAAATTCGTCCTCAGCATCCAGATAACCTACCGATGTTGCGTTAGTTACTGTGCCGCGCTGGAATCCAGCTGGAGCAAACCAAGGATAAGATACTTGGTCATTAAACGCCATTACACGAAGCATCATGTGCGATGGTGGAACTACAACTTCGCCGCCATCAAGATTCGTTGTAAAGCCTGATGGATAGTAGACGCCAAGGTATGGATAAGAACTTACTAAACCTTCTTCGCCATTGGAAGGCGCTTGATTAGCGTTCGTTGCCCATGCTTGTAGCTCGGTGCTGTTATCGCGTAGGTTGAACGGCGTATCACCGATGATGAATGCCTGTTCCTTACGATCCTGATTCAACACAATTAGCTCATCAATTAGCTCTGGGAAACCAGGTGCTGCTAATAGGTTATAAAAGATTGTGTCGGAACGAATAGCTTCGTTGGAAACAATTGTAGAAGCAAGTTCTTGTGTCACGACCGCCTTCACAGCATCTAGTCCTGTGAATGGCGAGCCGTCTTCACGATTACCGCTTGCGTTAACCCAACGATCACCAATTAGCGTGCCTTCAAATGTATAATCTTCACGGAAGACCTTTACATTACGACCGCTGTAACGAGTGTTCCATAGAAGCATATCGACTGGATATAGCAATGGATCTGGTGCATCGGCGTCTAGCGCAGCGCCAGGCTCTGTTCTGGCATCAGCAAATACAATACCCTTTGTTGTGGTCTGATCTGCATTATCGACCAATACCCAATCTGTGTTACCGGCATTTCGACGGTAAATGACAGGATACTCTTCGACCTGATCTGTGTCTACCCATAGATCACCAGCGGCTGGTGCCGCTGGCGCGGTTGGTTGAATAAACAGATCAACAGCTAGTTCAATCCATGTGCCAGCTCCATCATTCACCATAATGTCAATATCGAACGATGGGTTGTACCAGTATGCGCCGTCGGCTGCTGGTGTTGTTGGCTCTACAGAGGATGCCATATATGCTGGTGCTGCGGTACCAAGTGGCTCGAAGTTTGAGTAATTGCCAAGTGCGATCGATACATCAGTTACAAACGACCCAGTATCATTCTCAATGAGAATATCTTCACCTGCGGTATTTGTAAGAGTTAGACGGTCATTTGTTGTCTTACCTGCAACCACGTTAGGAATACCCAATAGGTTAATTGCTTGAATTGTGGCATCTATAT